TTAACAGTAGGCGCAGCTCTTTTAGTAAGCGTAGCTACTTTTGAAGGATGGGTTAATACTGCATATAAAGATATTGTTGGTATCTGGACTATTGGTTTTGGTAGTACTGAAAATGTAAAACCCGGAGATACTATAACAGTTGATAGAGGAATGGCCCTCCTTCTTAAAGATCTGAATAAGCATAGTGAAGGCATTAAACAATGTATAGTTGGTGATCTATATCAACATGAGTTTGATGCTTACAGTAGTCTAGCTTTTAATGTAGGAGTAAGTGCTTTTTGCAACTCCTCTATTCCTCGTAAGATCGAAGCTAAACAATACGAAGCTGCTTGTAAAACAATTCTAGATTTTGATAAAGTTAGAGATTGTAGTAAACCAAAAATCTGGAATGATAAAAAGAAAAGATGGGAATGTCCCTTGGTCCCTATTAAAGGTTTAACTAATAGACGTACTGCGGAGTATAAGCAATGTATGGGTTACTAACTAATCCTTGGGTTATCTTAAGTTTTATTTTAATTAGTACAGTCTCTCATGGATTTGCTTATTATAAAGGTTATCAATCTAGAGATAAAGCAGCACAACTAGAAGTTAAAAAAGAACTTGAAGCTAAACTAGAAGCTTACAAAGCATATGATCTTATAAGCAGAGAGTTTGTTAAAAAACTTCAAGAAAAGGAAGTTAAAACAAAGATAGTATACAGAACGATTAAGGAGAAAGTAAAAGATGAAACTCGTGGTCATATTTGTTTTGATGATGGGGCTAGTAGGCTGTGGAATGATGCCCTCAAAGGAAGTCTGTCCGAAGCCCCCACAAGAGCTCCTGAAAAGACCACCAGAACCTATTCCGATGAAGTAGTACTTGGTAATGCAGTAGAGAATTTTGAGCAGTATAAACAATGTAGAGATCAACTTAATGCCCTAATAACATGGCACGAAACTAATTAATAAGAAAGCAGAACATGGATCAGGACCTTTTAAATCTAATTTTTGGTGCCGTTATGGGAGTATTTGGATGGCTCGGCAAAACTATCTGGGAAGCGGTGGATTCCTTAAAAAGAGATATTAAAAAAATTGAAGTTGACCTGCCTACGTCATATGTCCGTAAAGATGACATGGAGAGTAGGTTTGATAAAATTGAAGCAATGTTAGAACGACTTTTCTCTAAATTAGATTCTAAAGTGGATAAATAATTAGTGCAAATTAAAGTAGATCAAATTAGAGAAGCTGCTGAAGCTGACCTTGCTACATTTATAAAACTAGTAGCCCCCCATATGCTATTAGGATCTATTCACCAAGACTTAATTAATTGGTGGAGCAGATCAGAAGCAAAAAACAACCAGCTTGTATTACTTCCACGAGGACATTTAAAAAGTAAACTTATTGCCTATAGAGCAGCTTGGTGGATTACAAATCATCCAGAAACTACTATTCTGTATGTATCTGCTACTGCAGACTTAGCTGAAAAACAGCTTTATCAAATTAAGAATATTATAGATAGCCTTATCTATCGTAGATACTGGCCTGAAATGATTAACATTGATGAAGGTAAACGAGAAAAGTGGGCTGTCGCGGAAATTGCAGTAGATCATCCTAAAAGAAAACAAGAAGGTATTCGTGATGCTACCTGTAAGGCAGTAGGTCTTACAAGTAACACTACAGGCTTCCATGCTGATGTAGTTATTCTTGATGATATTGTTGTTCCAAGTAACGCTTATACAGAAGAAGGTAGGGATAAGGTAGCTTCTGCTTATTCTCAACTAGCTTCTATTGAAAATCCCGGAGCATATGAATGGGTAGTGGGGACCAGATACCATCCTAAAGATATTTATGACACTATGATTTCTATGAAAGAGGAAATTTATAATTCTGATGGAGATCTTGAAGAAGAAAATGAAGTTTATGAGCTCTACCAAAAAGTAGTAGAGACTAATGGTGAGTTTCTCTGGCCTAAGCAAAAAAGAATTGATGGAAAAGCTTTTGGATTTGATGATAGAGAATTAGCTAGAATTAAGGCTAAGTATGTAGATACAACCCAATTTTATGCACAATACTATAATAATCCAAATAGCCTTGAGAACTCTAGAATTAACTCAGATAAGTTTCAATACTATGAAAGAAACCTCTTAACAAATAAAGAGGGGGATTGGTACTTAAAGGATAGGAAACTAAATGTTTATGCAGCAATTGACTTTGCGTTCTCTTTGCGTAAAAAAGCAGACTCTACTGCACTTGTAGTTATTGGAGTAGATCATTTAGGTAACTATTATATTTTAGATATTGACAGATTTAAAACTGATAGAATTACAGAGTATTTTAATCATATTCTTAAGGCCCATCAAAAATGGGGTTTTAGAAAGCTTAGGGCTGAAGTAACAGTAGCTCAACAAACTATTGTAAAAGAACTTAAAGAATCTTATATTAAGCCTGCGGGCCTTGCCCTTACGATTGACGAGTTTAGGCCCACAAGAAGTATGGGTGATAAAGAAGAGCGTATTTCAGCTATATTAGAACCTAAGTATGATAATCTTCAAGTTTGGCACTATAGGGGTGGGAATTGTCAATCATTAGAAGAAGAATTAGTTATGCAGCACCCTCCTCATGATGATATTAAGGATGCTCTTGCAAACTCAATAGATATTGCTGTAATCCCAAAGAACAGAGTTCAGAGTATGTTCCTTAACTCAAATGTTGTAACACACTCGCGCTTCGGCGGGGTTAGCTACTAGGAAAAATTATGGCTGGTAAAGTCGCACAAATAGAACAAATTCTTAATAGAGAAAACCTTGCTAAGCAACTAGCAGGTCTATACAATCGTTGGTACATCCAGCGAAGTGAAAAAGAAAAAGAATGGCGAGAGCTCCGCAATTATCTTTTTGCTACTGATACAACTAAAACCACTAATTCTAAGCTTCCTTGGAAAAACAAAACAACTCTTCCAAAGCTTACTCAAATTAGAGACAACCTCCATGCTAACTACATGGATGCTTTATTCCCAAATGATAACTGGTTAAAATGGGAAGGGTATAATCTAGACTCGGTTACTTCTAAAAAGAGAAGGGCAATTGAAGCTTACATGAAGAATAAGCTTCGCCAATCAAATTTTAGAGAGACAATCTCTCAACTTGTATATGACTATATTGATTATGGCAATGCTTTTGGTGATGTTATCTATGTAAATACAGAAAAAGAAGATCCTATTTCTGGACTAAAACATACCATTTATAGAGGTCCTAAGCTTCTCAGGGTCTCTCCACATGATATTATTTTTAACCCTACAGCAAACTCTTTTAAAGAGAGTCCTAAGTTTACAAGGTCTTTAAAAACAATTGGAGAACTTAAAAAGGACGTTCTTTCCAGACCAGATTTAAACTATGATAATGCTGCCTTTCTTAAAGCAGTAGAAGCTCGTAAAAATATATCTGCTTTTAGAATGGAAGATGTAAACAAAGCAGAGGCTTATATAGTAGATGGCTTTGGATCTCTTTCTGAGTATTATCAATCAGGTCTAGTAGAGATTCTTGAGTTTGAGGGAGATATTTATGATGAAGATAAGGATCAGCTTCTAGAGCGTAGGTTAATTACTATTGTAGATAGAAGCTATGTTATCCGTAATCAAGAAAGTAATTCTTGGTTAGGAGAGGATACTAAACATCATGTTGGTTGGAGACCAAGGCCAGATAATCTATATGCTATGGGCCCACTAGATAATCTAGTAGGTATGCAATACAGAGTAGATCATCTTGAAAATCTTAAAGCAGATGCTCTAGACTTAACTATCCATCCCCCAATGAAAATTAAAGGTGATGTTGAGCCTTTTGAATGGGCTCCTTTAGCTTCTATCCATCTCCCTGAAGATGGAGACATTGAAGCAATGGCTCCTAATGCTGCAGCTTTTCAAGTTAATAATGAGATCGCTGCTTTACTTATGCTTATGGAAGAGATGGCAGGAGCTCCTAAAGAAGCTATGGGTATTCGTAGTCCCGGAGAAAAGACTGCTTTTGAGGTACAACAACTCCAAAATGCTGCTGGCAGAATCTTTCAACACAAAGTTAATAAATTTGAAATTGAGTTTATTGAGCCTGTTCTAAATACTATGTTAGAAGTAGCTCGTAGAAATATGGATATTGCAGAACTTACTAAAGTAATGGATGATGATCTTGGTGTAGCAGACTTTGTATCTATTACCCAAGAAGATATTACTGCTACAGGTAAACTTCGTCCAATTGGGGCACGCCATTATGCAGCAAGAGCTCAGTTGTTACAAAATATGGTAGGGGTATTTAATAGTCCTGTAGGACAAATGATTGCTCCTCATGTATCTGGTAAAAGAATGGCTAATATGATCGAAGAGTATATGGGCTTTGAACAATATGACTTTATCCAAGATAATATTGCTATTTCTGAACAACAAGAGACTCAAGCACTTATGCAACAGGCTTCTGAATCTCTTGAAATTCAAAATGCAACTCCCCTTGAAGAAAATCTATTATAATAGCTTGACTTTTTACTAAAAGTGTGTTATAATAGTTTTATGGACTTAAAATCTGAAAAAGGAAAATCTTTAACAAAAGTAGAAGTTTATCGAGAGTTGTTAAAGTATTTCCAAGAACAAACTGAATTATCTAGAAGAAAGACTCTTGATGAGTCTGCCTTTAGTAATCCTAATTGGTCTGAATACCAAGCATTCCAATTAGGTTTTCAAAAAGCATTTAATAAAATAAGTGCTTTAATCCCTAATCCTGACCAAGGAGAATAGTAGTGACTGATGCAACAATTTTTGATGATCCAGACAACGGAACATCAGAGCAACCTAAGCCTCCCGCTTCATCTATCCCGACAGGACTTGAAGAAATTGTTGGAGAAGGTAAGAAGTATTCTAGCGTAGAAGATGCCCTTAAATCTGTTCCACATGCCCAAAAGCATATCCAAACACTTGAGCAAGAATTGGCTCAATTAAAGGATGAACTGGTAAAGCGTAAAACTGCACAAGAGCTTCTAGATGAAATTAAGTCTGGCACTAGCCAACAACCTGTGGAGACACCACAACCTATTGGACTAGACCAAGATACCTTAGTGCATTCTATTGACCAAGTTCTTGAAGCAAAAGAACGAGCAAAACGAGTAAAAGAAAATGTAACATCTGTTGTGAATTCTTTTAAAGAAGTTCATGGAGATAGTGCAGAAACAGTGTTTTCTCAAATTGCTAAAGAGGCTGGTCTAAGTATTGCACAGCTCAACCAACTTGCTGGAACTTCCCCAGCTGCTGTATTAAAACTAGCAGGAATCTTTAATAAAAACACTCCTACTAGTAAGACCCAAGGTAGTATTAATACTCTAGCACTAGAGACAAATAAGGCTCCTTCCGAGCTTTCTGCAAAAGTGCGTACAGGGGCTACTACTAAAGATCTTACAGCTGCTTGGCATGTTGCTGGTGAGAAGGTTAAACAAAAACTTTCTTCTAATTAATAAGGAATAATCATGTCTCAATTGACTAATAATACTACGGCTTTTATTGAAGCCCAACAGTATTCTCAGTTCATTCTGGATAACTTGCATGACTATCTTCTGCCTGAAGGCATGTGGAGAGATGTATCGGACTTCGGTTCTGGCACTACTCTTAACATCAAGACAGTTGGTACTGTAACTATTCAAGATGCAGCCGAGGATACTCCTCTTAACTTTAGCCCGATCGACACTGGTACTATCACTCTGGCAATTACTGATTATGTTGGTGATGCTTGGAAAGTATCTGATGATCTTCGTGAAGATGGCTCACAAGTAGACACCTTGATGGCTATGCGTGCTATGGAATCGACTCGTGCTCTTGGTGAAAACCATGAATCGCGTTTCTTGTCTGTAGCTAATGCTGGTCAAACCAATGCCAACGTAAACTTGGTAAATGGTCGCCCACATCGTTGGGTTGCTGGTGGCTCTGGTGGCACTTCCCGTAATATGACTCTGCAAGACTTCATTGCTATGAAGTTGGCATTTGATAAGGCAGGCGTTCCTGCTGGTGGTCGTATTGCAGTTGTAGATCCTATCGTTGAAGCTACTTTGAATAGTTTGTCCAATCTGGTAAACGTATCTAATAACCCAATGTTTGAGGGTATTGTTACTAGCGGCTTTGCCCGCGACCATAAGTTCGTTAAGAACATCTTTGGTTTTGATATCTGGACTTCTAACTACTTGCCTGTTAAGACTGCTACTGAAGCTCTTAATGCTTCTAGTTATGGTCTGGCTAATGATACTGCTGAAATTGGTGACGTAGCTAATCTGTTCATGTGTGTTGCTGATGATTCTTGCAAACCTGTTATGCATGCTTGGCGTCGTGCTCCTCAAACCGAAGGTTGGAGAGAGTCTGCTGAACGTGCTGATAAGTTCCAAGTAACTTCTCGCTTTGGCTTCGGTGTACAACGTCTGGATACACTTGGTGTAATTCTCACCAGTGCCTCCACCTACTAATCCAAGGAGAACTTAAATGGGAATCGAACTTGATGCAAAGCGGGCTGTAGCTAACCACTATGGCGTCCGCACAACTACGGGCCAATATGGTGCTCAGGGCAATGGCAACGGCCTTGTCAAGACTGCTGTATGGGATTTTACTTATCTTACCTTGCCAGCTGCTGGCGCTAGTAACCTTCAATTTACTATCCCAGCTAATGCAACGGTTGTATCTGCAAAACTGATTGTAGATACTCCATTCGCTTCGACTTCAACAACTACGGATCTTACTGTAGGCTTGCAGACTTCTGCAGGTGTTGAAATTGACAATGATGGTTTGATTACTGCTGCAAATGCAACTCAAACTACTATTGCAGTTGATGGTGGAGTTGTAACTGGTACTGGTGCTTTGGTTGGTAAGAGTATTGGTGCTACTGCCGGGGAACTGGTAGTTGCTGGTACTGATACCGATCTGACTGCTGGTGCTGGTCGTGTTGTTGTAGAGTATGTTTACAACAGCTAAAAGCTCCTAAGCTTGAGAGGGGAGCTGCTATTTGGTAGTTCCCCTTTTTTCTAGAAAGACCCAAAATGACAATTCAACATTCTCTAATTACTGATCCAGATATCCATGAACCTAAAGGTGTAGCTGCTGCTGCAGCCGGAAAGGTATATGTATCTAATGGTACTGGTAGTGGTAGTTGGCAGTTCCCTCCTGCCTCTCTTTATGGAGAAATCTATATTGATGCTGGTGTTACAGCGCAGACTTTAAGTGCTGCCTCTGCCTATGCAAAACTAAACCCTACAGCAGAATGGACAGCAGGAATTACTTCTGGGTTGGCTACCGATGCTACTAATGGATATATTACTTTGTCCCAGGCAGGTAAATATCTTGTAACCTTTTGGGTAAGTTTTGATACTGCTGCTATTGCTGCAGGCTCTAAGTATAACTTTAGATTTGCTTTAAATGACACATCTACTGGCAGAATTCTTACGGTAGATAAAAAGACAGCTGGAGCAGAAAGACTTTCTGTTTCTTTTACAAGTTTTATATCTGCTACAGCAGGACAATCCCTTTCAGTAAGAACAGCAGGGGATGGTACATCCTCTAGTACAGACATTACAGTAGTTGAATCTGGGCTTACAGTAGTAAGACTCTCGGAGTAAATTATGGCTAAAATGACTCTTCTTGATATTGTTCAAGATATACTCTCAGATATGAACTCTGATGAGGTCAATTCCATTACAGACAGTGCTGAGTCCCTTCAAGTAGCCCAAATTGTAAAGTCTAGTTATTATAATATTATTGATGGTAAAGACTATCCTTGGATGCATGAGTTGTTTCAGTTAGATGGTAATGGTACCTCTGCTAAACCTACTCATATGAAACTTCCAGAAGATATTATTGATCTGGATTGGATTAAGTATAATGCTTTTAAATCTGGAGAAACTCGTAATAGATTTAAAGTTATAGAGTATAAAACTCCTGAAGAATTCCTTGAAATTGTAGATCAGCGTCTTAGTACTAATTCTAATATTACAGTAGTATCTGATAATACTGGCGTTAAATTAAATATCTTTAATGATAAAGCCCCTACTTATTTTACTTCTTTTGATGATGAGTACCTAGTGTTTGATGGGTATGACTCTGCTGTAGAATCTACTTTACAAAATAGTAAAACACATTGTTTTGGTAAAAGATCTCCTGTATTTACTATGAGTGATAATTTTGTACCTGACATGCCAGTACAGATGTTTAGCTATCTTCTTAATGAGGCTAAATCTACTGCCTTTGCTACGCTTAAGCAGCTTCCTAATCCTAAAGCTGAGCAGCAAGCCGTTATTCAAAAACGAAGAATGAGTCAGGAAGCTTGGAGAATTAGAAACGGTATAACATACCCTAGTTATGGTAGAAAATAATGTCTCTCCTTAAAGATAATACTTCTTTTGTCAATAAAGAAAAGTACTCTAACAAACAAAAGGTAAAAAAGTCAAATGGAAATCTTCGTAACTCCAAACGGAAAAGAAATAAAAATAGTTAATTCTCCGGGCTCAGGTCACTATAAAATAATGTTTGCTACAGGAGGAGAACTTCCTCAAGAATTAGAAGGACTATTTACCTCAGTCCATTCTGCTGAAAAAGCAGTTATCAGATATATTAATCTTCAACAAGCAAAAGCAAAGCTCCGTACTAAGGAAGCCTAATGGCTAAGAATAACGAGAAACTTTATAGGACCTTTGTTAAAGGGATTGTAACTGAGGCGTCTGCCCTTACTTTCCCTGAAAATGCTTCTATTGATGAAGATAACTTTGTCCTTAGAAGAGATGGATCTCGTCGTAGACGTCTAGG